TGCTTAATATTGTTAAACCTTTACCTAAAACTATTGAAACAGAAATCCCAGGATTATTCTATGAGCACGATTAATGAAAAGTCTCACATAACAGTTTATCAGTATTGTAAATGTCTTAAAGAACTAACAATGCACAAATGGATTAGTAATAAATTAACTTGTACACAATGTAAAAAATAAAAATTATGAGAATTGTAGATTATAATACTTTTGTGACATTACCTAAAGGTATAATGTATTGTGAAACTGAGCCTTGTGTATTTGGAGAAATTCAAATAAAACACGAAACAATCAATGAAGGAAAGGATTGGTTCTATTCAAGTCTTCAAAGTAATATAAGCTATGAAGATCATTTTATAGATAGTTATGACAAGTGTCTTAGAGAAGAAGTAGATTTAGATTTTGATATTATACAAAGAGATGGAATGTTTGACTATGAAAGAAAGTTTGCAGTGTATTCTCAAAAGGATATTCAGGATATGATAAATAAATTACAAAGTATTTTAAATAAATAAAATCATGAAAACAGAATCAAAGTACAAATTATTAAACTTATTACCTTTTATAATATTGGTAGTATTATTTGGAGTAGGTTGTATAATAAGTAATTACTATTATGTAAATAATTCTGTAAAAGGACAAGTTTATACCTGGGGAATTATTGTAGCAATTGTAGTAGGATTTTTAGCTTATATTAGAATTAAAAATAAATAATATGTTTGGACTATTTGTGCTCTGGATAAAAGAAGTTTACAAACAACAGACTTGTATTCATAAATTTAAGCATGTTAATGCTAGTTATAGAACTAATGGAAGTTGCTCTGATTTTGAAGAATGTGAAAAATGTGATTTAATTAAGTAATTATGAGAACGGTAAAAGACTTAAAAGAATTTCTAGAAACCATTGAAGATGATTCAATAGAGTTACTAGCTAATGTTACAAATGAAAACTCAGAACTATTTCACTTAATTAGTTTTGAAAGTATAGAAGTTGCAGAATATGAATCAGGTGAAGAATTTCTCATGTTTACTCCTCATCAATCTTTTAAACCATCAAATAATTAAAACAATCTAAATAAATAATAATTATGAAAATTCAATCAGAAGGATACCGTTACGAATTAGAAAACTTTGAAGACAAAACTAAAGAAGGTATTGTAATTCAGTTTATTGAAAAAATTCCTGCTCCTAAAGAAGAAGCATCGTTTGAAGGACAATTATTAACACTTAATGATGGGACTACTAATGAAGAAGTGCTTGAAATGTTAATTGATAGGATGAATTATCTTCAAGGTAAATTCCCTTGTAAAGAAAATGCTTGCTGTATTACACATTTACAAGAAGGTTTAATGTGGTTAGAGAAAAGAGCTAGAGATAGAATTAAAAGAAATGTAGAAGGAAAACAACTTAAATAATAATAAAAATGGCAAAGTATAGAAAAAAACCAGTTGTAATTGAAGCAATCACTTTTGATGAGTTTGTTCAATACGGAAAAGATAATGGAGGAAACATTGTAAATGATATGCCTTGGTCTTTTAATTACAATGGACATCCTGTAACTCACGAAAACAATGAGTGTTATTTGATTCCTACTTTAGAAGGGACTCATAATTTTACACCAAAAGACATGTTGATTACAGGAGTAAAAGGTGAAATTTATCCATGTAAGATTGATATTTTTGAAGCTACTTATGAGACTGTAGAATAATGATAAACTTACTAATTCTTACATTAATAGTGTTAGCTACTTCGGTAGTTAACGCTTTTATAGATTCTTATTTGATTAAGAAATATTGGGGAAAGATTAAAAACCTGAATCATACTTCTAGAAGTATTATTAGGTTTATAGTATTTGGACTAGCTATTTATTTTCTGTATAGACCTGAAATACATCTACAAGAAAACGTGTGGCAAATATTATCAGAGTTGAAAAAACCATTTGTAGCTGATTGGTACTGTGGCTTGTTGTTTAACGTTACGTTTGATTTACTGTTAAACAAACTTAGAAATCGTCCTTGGAATTATCAAGGAAGAGACGCAGCTACAGATCAATTACACCACTTAATTAATGAAAGAAGAGACATATCTATAGATCATGCTATACTTATTGCAAAACTTTTAGTTATTTTAAATGTAGGATTATGGATATTGTCAATGTAGCAAGAGGAATCTTAAATGCAACTAGAAATGAGTTTGGTGTTGGTGATCCTGAAGTAGAAAAGAAAGCTGAAGAAAAGATTAAGGTTTGTTTAACTTGTTCTACTTTATCTGATAATAGACAAAGATGTGATGGAAACAAAGGTGGCTGCAACTGCTTCATTGGATGGAAATCAAGATCAAACTCACCCTGCCCTCTAAACAAATGGTAAATAAGGAAAAATATTTCACAGATTATGGTCAGTTAATCAATTACATCAATACAGTTGATGATATGATTGAAAGAGCTGCTCAAAAGAATGTTGTCTTTAAATATAATTACCAGGTTTTAATAGGATCTGGTAATTATTTATTGTGTATCAATTTTACTAAGTAATTACTTAGAAGTCATGTTAATCTGTTCTTGAGTGTTAGGCTGAGTGATTGCTCCCATTCTATAATACCTCAAATAATCGTTTACAATTTTAGATTTAACTTGATCTATTAACCAACTAGGTCTTTTATATTCAATCTCTCCATTAGGACTACAAATACAAGAATATTTAGCTAGTTCAGAAGGTTCTGAGAACAGAGCAGAAAACTGTACCCATTTTAAAATAGAAGAAGAGGGGTTAGCTATTACTAAATGATTAGAATTATTTAAGAAAGCTGTTGGCAAATGTCCTGATGGTGAGAACTTAGAGTAAATAAAATCAGTGAAGTTATCTAGAAATTTAAACTGAATAGATTGATCTATGGTTCCTACATATTGAACAGGTTTATATCCTTCTAGGAACAGAAGTTTTGGAACAGGTTCTTTAGATATAAGTGCTGTTTTTCCTGACTTGATATTACAACATTCAGAAATATCTTTACATTCTAATTCTATACAAGGAATATCTTGGTAAACGTCTCTAGGAACAGGTAAACCTTGCCTAGTTCTTTCTTCTAACATTCTATTACCAACTAGAGTAATTTCTTCCATTATTTGCTCAGTAGACATTGTGTAATTGGTAACCCCTTTAAGTCCACCCATTACATCATTTTCTATCATTTCAGCTATTGCTTCTAGTGTCATATTTGTAATTTTTTATAAAGGTACAAAAAATAAACCCCCTCTAAAATAGAAGGGGTTTATAAAACTATGAAAGAAAAAACCAAAACTTACATACCTGTTACAGCAGTTACTGCGACTGTTGTGATGCTTTCTACACCAGTTGATGCATTAGGAGTACCAAATACTAATCTTTGAGGAACTACCCAAGCAGTATAAGCTGCTGCAATATCAGCACTTGCACTAGCCGCTAAAGTAGTTTTTCTACCTGCTGTAAGTGCAGCACTATTTAGTGTATTCAACCAAGATCCGATTGAAGCTAGTGTTGCAGTACAAGAGTTATTTACATAAATCCAGTAATCAAAGTATTCTACAGGAGTAGCATTATAGTCAGCATGAGAAGCATTCTGTACTTTAAGAGAAATCAAGTATGCAGTGTAAGTAGCACCTACATAAGGACGATTAGTTCCATCAGTAGTTTCATCTGCATAAGGATAGATCTTATTAACAGTTTGAGGAAAGTCTTTTCTCATGATATTGTAAATACCACGACCATAAGTTCCAGCAACATTTGCAGTAAGACCACCAGCCAAAGTTCCAGTAAGAGCTGTTTTACTAGGAACATAAGTGATAACCATTGCAGAAGTAGAAGGTTGTGTAAATGTCACACTTTCTATATCAATACCTACAATTGGAGTAAGAGTCACTACACTAGACACAAGTGCGGTAGTAGTAGAACCAGATCCATCAGCAGATAAATTCATGAAAGGGTTTTCACCATTCAGTCTCATTTCAGGGTTATTGATAATATTCGCCATTTGAGTAGAAATTGCTGCTAATGTAGCAGTAGTTACTGTCATTGTACGATTGATTTCAATTTTACCATCTGCAAAGACAGTGTTGAATTCAGCATAGTATTTATCTGAAGATCTTAAAACTATTTTAATTCCAATTTCAGATCCTACAGGAAGTGGTGTACCACTAATTTGAATACCTGCTCTGTGAGCTACCTCTGCTACAGTTCCATACTTAAATGCACGAAGAACTTTTAGAGCATCAATTTGAGTGTTATACCCATTAATTGACATCCTTTCCCAGTTATCAGCATTTGCAGTAGCTGCAAAAGTAGGTGCTGGAATAGTGTAGTTATCTGTAGCTTCAGCTAAAGCATAAGTACCATTTGAAGGATATTGTAAACCACCTAATTGTGGTAAAATTGCTGCTTCACTACCTGTTCTCCTGTGGTAAAACTTAATAGGAGCTTGAGCAGGATCATTAATGATTATGATTTGTTCGCCTTTTTTTAACATTGTCTTATTGTTTTTGAAATTAATTTGTCATCTGATTCACCATCTAGAGGACTAGTTTACTGTTTTAGAAATAGCAGGAAAGCTTTGAATTCTTTTTTGTTCTACATTTTCTAGGAACAAAGATACACATATTTTAATATCCTCGTTATCTATGTAATCAGAAAATTCAGAAGTATCATTTGTAGGTGTTATAGAGAAATCTGGATTAAGTTGAATCTTTTTAGGATATTTAAGATATTCTAAATCAGCACTTACAATTTCAAGATTTGAGTCTGAACCTCTTTCAATTAATAGTGAATTTCCTTCTTGCTTGTGATACGGACGTTTTGCACTTGGTTCATAGAACCTACGACCTTGTATAAAACCATAATTATCAGCAGTAAGTCGTTTACACACTTTAGTAAATGTATCACCTTGCTTATTACACCCTTCTGTAAGTTTATAACCAAATGTAACCTTAACTCCTAGTGTGTGAAAATAATCAGTAGGTAGTAACCCATAATTATTTATCATTTCTTCTTTAGTATAAATCCTATGTGTAACTAAAGTTCTAAGGTCATCGGTGAGTTGTTGTTTAGTGTCAAATATTTGGTAACGTATATTACATCTTTCAAGACGAGCTTTATTATAGAAATAATTAAAGTCTTCCGTTTCGAAAGAAGGAGAGTTGAACTTATCCAACTCCCTTAATACGTCTTTATATATTTGTAATACGTTACGCATTTTCTATTACAGTCTCAACTGGTTTAATCAAAGGAGGTCTACCACCTTTATTTTTTTCCTTAACTAACTCTGTTTCTAAAGAGAACCCTTCTCCTTCAAACCCCATGTTTAATTGACGTTTCCACATCATTACAACATCTCTATTTTCAGGTTGATTTAACCAGTAAATAGTTGTTTGAAGATCAGTGCCCATCACTTGCTCACCAAACTTAAATCCACTATGAAAAGCTTGAATTAATTTACGTTCCTTAAGCTCAATTAAAAACAAACGGGTCTTATCGTTTTTCTCATTCTTAATTGCTTCTAGCTCAGGATATTTAGCAGATCTAGCTTTTTCCACCAAGAAATCCTCTATATCAATTGGTTTCATAAATTGAGTGTGTTGCCCTAACAACTTACATTTCTCTACTTGAGAAGCATAAGGAAGAGACCTAACCCAAGATTCCAGTTCAAACTTTTTCTTTTTAACAGATGCTTCTTTAATTAATTCTCCTTCTGCATCTTCCACATAAGCTAGTGCTTGTAACTTAGAACCATCTCCAACCATATCTTCTTTAGTCTCAGCTATTTGTTGAGTCTGTCTAATCCATTCCCACATCTGAGCAATACTTTCGTTAGAAAGATTAAAGTTGTAAGGCTTCCCTGCTGGAAAATCAAACTTAAAAGTATCATTTGGTGTAGCACAAGTCTTACCTTGTTTACGCAATTCTTCCCAGTTATGGGGAACACCTCTATACAATCCTGTATAAGTATCATACACAGGTTCTACATAAACAGCTCCTTGTTGAAGACCGTACCTTGGTACTATTGTGATTGTTTTGTTTTCTACTGACATAATTGTTTACGATTTACCATCTATAATTTTAGGTATAAGGGTAGGTGACGATCCTACATTAACCACTATTTAACCTTATTGAAAAAAGGGGAGGTTTTACACTCCCCTATTAATTTAATTAGTAAGTTGTTTCTTGAATAAACATCGTACCGTATGGATCATTTACAATAAATGATGAATACTTGAACATGATTACTTGAGAAGCATGGATTTTACTTGAGGCAATTCCAGAAGTTTTACCATCTTGTCCCCCTACACCATTGATGTAAGACTTAACAATAGAAGGCATTCCTTTGATAGTTACTTCTTGCACGTTAGGTTTTTTACCAGAAGCTGTTTCAGCATACAAGTTGAAAACTAAACCATAACCTTTATCAGGATATTGATTAGATAATGCTGTTTCTTCCATGAAAAGAATCTTGTTACCAGAGAATCTGTAACCAGCATAGTCAGCACCAAGTACCCAACGATCTTTCATTGCTTCGTTGAAGTAGTAATCCTGAGTAGTCAGTCTTGCACCTGCAATAGGGTCAAGAGTTGATTGGATCTCTTGGAACAATTTATAGTTGCAAATAACAATGATCTCATTACCAGTTTTCTTCTCTTTACGAGCAACTACTTCATTGATAACATCCTTCATTTTTTGAACTGTAAATTTTCCTGCTTGGTAAGGCATAAAGTTGGCATATGCTTTTACTTGAGGAAGTATACCTTGTCCAATTGGAATAGTACGACCATCATCAATAGTAGTAAGAACATTGAATTTATCATCTACATTACCTGCTGCAAACAAACCTGCTCTGTTAACTGACTCAAGAAGATCAGCCATTAATTTAGTCTCAACATTTGTTTGTTTAAACATACCTCCTTGACCTAGATCAATTACGTTAGGAAGGAATAAAGCTGCATCACCTGATTTAGATGATTCCATTCTAAAGCGAGAAACATATTGACGGTGACGCTCAATATTGAATTCGTCTTTGTATGATCCTCCGAAATCGTGCATCTCAGGAACAATACTAGCTTTAGAAATATAACGAGTGTATTTCCCTTTAGTCAAGTAAGTTGTAGAGATTGAAACAGTTCTACTAGGGGTTACAGGTTTAACAAAATATCTCCATTTGTTTTCAGCAAGTTTTTCAGGCATACGAGATACCATCAATTGTTGCTCATTCTCCAATTCAAAGATACATCCTAGTGTGTAATACAACCTATCCAAGATAATTGAAAACTCAGAAACACCTAGACCAGGAGTTGTGTCTGAACAATCTTCTGCAATGTAAATTTTAGGAATACGTGTACCTGTTTCAACCATCCAATCATAGACAAGAGAATCAGATTCAGTAGTAGATGATTTTGTATACAACTTATCTCCAAAATCTTCAGCAATACGAAGAAGTGTAAGGTTTTTGTCAGTAGTAGACTTTACTACTTCTTTAGCCAAGTAAGGCTTTTTACCCATAATAGTCTCGAAGTCCTGTAATGTTGTAGTACTTCCTACACTAGATGGGAGGTTATTAAATTGGTAAACTCTCATTTTTAGGTGAATTATTATTAATTTGCTTTTTTATTCTCTTTAATAACGATTCACCATCCATTATTAACGCCTTGGTTGTTTCATTACTAAGGTCTTCTTGGGACAAATATACAGCTTTTGACATACGCAACAAATACATGTAATCATTTTCTTTCAAATCCTGCAACTCCATAGGAGTACAAAACATTATCACATGTTGATAATGAATGTGAGGACCAATATAAAGATGAAAGAAACAAAAGTAGTGATTCATGTTATAATAAGCCTAGTGCTGTTTTTCTTCCTTTTTCTTCTGCTTTAATCAGATCTTGTTGATGTTGTTTTGTAATACTATCAAATTGAGTTAAGAGATACCCAATATTAAACAGCGCATCTGGAGTAGACATGTATTTAATTAATTCAGACTCCTCTAAACCATTTTTAGGCAGAATAAAATTTAAAACATCATTCTTAACTTGAGCAGGTACTTGTACATTAGTAGCATAAGTAATAAGATCTGCTTTTTCTTTTTCAAAATCTACGTCAGGTTCTACTTGAGGTAATTGAGCAGTACTAGAGAATTTAGTTCTAATGTCTTTAGCTTCTCTAGCTAGCTTAGTGCCCCTACCTTTCATGTCTTCAATTTCCTCTTCTATTTCTTCAGGAGTAAAAGTAGGTTTCTCTTTAGTAAGGTATTCTCTAACAACTTCTTCGTCTGACATTTTAGAGTACTTATAAGATAAGTCACTTTCTAAAATAGATTCAGCTAGTTCTCTTGGTGATTTACCAGATCTAAGAAATTCTACTAACTTAGTTTCATCTTCAGATAATTGAGGCAATGACTCTTTAGTTTGTTGAGATAATTGTTGAACTAAGATTTCAATCTGTTCTTCATCAGTTAATTCTGAAATAGGTTTAATATTACCATCCCCAAAATCAATTTCTGAAATGTCATAACCCACTTTCTTAAGCACTTCATCTAGCTTATTAACAAACACAACAGGTTCATCATTTTCTAGCGTTTGTACATTTTCTGGAGATGTAGGATCATCCATATAGGTTTCTCCCGTAACTGGATCTGAAATAACTAATACTCCATCTTCATTAATTCTAATTAACTCTCTTTCAATCCCATATTCTCTTGATATTTTATCAATAGGATCTTCATTAGGATCTTCAAAAGGTACTTCTGGATTTTCTACGTTTACTGTCATAATACTCACCGTATTTATGTTTAAATTAATTTAACTGTAAATTTACTAAATATTTTTAACTTCTTTACTTGATGATGAGAATGTTATCTGTAACTGTTCTAATTCAAGTTGCTTAAGTTTTATCTCTTTAAGATCTGCGTTAGATTGAATCAATTCATTTAATTCTTTCTCTCTTATTTCAATGTCCTTATTTAACTTCTCTCTATCAAAAGCAATCTTCTCTTTTTCAACTTGAAGTTTAGAGGTGTCAAAAGCTTGTACTTTAGTTTCAAGCTCTTTAATCTGTTTCCCAGCTTGCTCAAGTTGTTGCTGCATTTCTTGAGTTTTATCTTGTTTCTTCTTAGTCACATTAGTAACTAATTTATCTTTAATCTCAGTCATAGATTTAGAAGTATAAATATCAACTGAATCTACAACATCTAGTTTATCTTGACCTGCTAATTGAATAGCCATTTGTTTGTAATCCTCTACAGCTTTCCACTCAAATATATCAGAAGAAACAAATACTCCTAAATAAGCTAAAGATAGGTCTTCATTAACAGTAAAATCTGTTACACTATCCCCTAAAACATAAACCCCTTTAAATCCTTTTTTATAAAGAATCCTGCAATTATTAAGTATAGAAGTAAGTGCTGCTTGACAAAACTTAAAGTGAGTAGAAAATAACTTACGGACTACTAAAGAACTACGATTAACAACTAATTTAGTTTGACCTGCTCCAGCATAAGGAGAAACTTCCCCCATTTGAGCAGGAGAGACTCCTGTGATTAAAGATGCTCTAAGTTCAAGGTTCGTTAAATTCTGTCTAATTTGATCTACACCATTTCCCAAAGATAAATCTACTGCTTGTCCATAATTATTAAATTCCTTGGAACCTTCTTGACCTAGAGAAACATAGTTAAAACCATGTTTTGTGTATTCCTGGTGTTTCATCAAACGTTCTGTTTGAGTAGTTCCAAAAATAGTAGGAATATTTTCAAGAATAACTGTTTGTACTTTATTTCCTGAAAGAGCTACAGCATTATCTAAATGAAAATCATAAATGTCATATTTATTCTGAATATCTTCAGTGTCTAAGAACATTGAACGTCCTTTACCTTTGTACTCATCATAAAGGATTCCATTAAAGTTTAGAGTAATATCATTAGGACAATCAGGATCTCTAGTAATGTATTTATATCTTCCCGTATCAACAAAAATATCTTCACCTATTCTAACACCTTCATATAAATCTGTTCTATACTTACCCTCTATTTCATTAGATGCTAACCATTCTGTATAGTAAACTCTAAAATACTTTGAATTAACTCCTACACCAGCACTATCATTAATAAACTCATCTGTTATTGTAGCACTTCCATCTACAATAACATATTCATCAGATTTGTTTGCAAAGTGATCTATCTGCTCTCTTTGCTCTTTGGTTAGTTTATCTCCCCATTTAGCATATATCTCAGACCTAGACTCCATTTGAGAGTAAACAAATGATATACACTTATTTACAAACTCATTATTAGAGGTCTTAACATAGTAGCAATTATTAGGATCTAATCTAGCAAACCAATGTTGTGTACCATTAGCTATAATCTTAGAAACATAATACTCTTCTCCACAAGTAGTGAGATCTGAAAATGTTTTATCAGAGAAGTTTTTAAACTTTAAACGTTGTGTTTCATAATTTAAAACATCTTGAGCTGAAATCTCTAAACTACTTTTCCATCTAGTATTATAGTAAGTACTTATCTTAGACATTTCCTCCTCAGATAAATAGTCAACTGAAGGTTTTAAACCTTCTGCTGCATTCCCTATATTGTGGTATAGTTGTTTAGAGACTTGGTTAGCTACAGATCCAGCTTGATCTACTCTTTTTTGGGAAGCTATCTTAGTTAAAGATCTTTTATCTAAAAAAGAAATCCTATAATTAAGAGGAAGTTCTTCCATCTCACCCTCTAGCACCTTAACATGTCTATCTATTAAAGGAGTGTGGGATAAATGAGCAGGAAATTCAACCCCAAATTTTTTAGTTATGTGGTCAAATTGTTCATTATCTCTAATACCATGTCTTAGATTATATGCTTTTCTTATTTCAGTACCTCTTCTCGGTGTAAAAGAATCTGCAATTAAAGAGTTTATTTTACCCTCTAAGTATTCTTTAGACTCTTTAGATTTTTCAGTAGGGTACTTTAGTTCATCGTCTTCAAAATTACTCATCGTAAACTACCTTATTTTTCTGTAAATCTAAGTATTTAATATTAGATAAAGAAGCCTGAGATAATTTTGGTGTATTATCTACAGGCTTAGATCCAAACTTTTTCTTTCCTGTAATAGGGTCTGTATAATAACCTAAATTAATCACTTCTCCAGTACTTTCAGTCATAGGTCTAATAATGACTTCTGAATAAGCTATTTCACACCAGCACATTGCAGATACAATGTCAAAGTCAGTTTTATTCTCATAAGTAAAGTCTTTAAGTTGTTCACACATTTCTAAGTGATCTAGTTGATCCCAACTATCTTTTATGTGCTGTTTAATAAAACCTATTCCATACCCCCAGTTAGTTTCATTGGCAATAGTACCAGTTAAATTAGTGTCTTTTTCTTGAAGACCATCAGATACAGTAAGCTTAGGGCGTTTGATAAATCTCCAGTGTTGTCCGTTCTTCTTAAAGTAAGAAACAATATTAATTTTAGAAAACTCTATATTGACTTTAGCATTGTAATAAATAAGTGTCAACATAGATTGTTCATAAGCATCTTCTACTTCTTGAGGTCTGTAGTTAATTACACAAACATATTTGTTAACTGTTGACCCTAATTTAAGATTAGGATTCATTCCTTTCTTAACAACTAATGATAAATTAGATCCTCCTTTAGATGAAGAATCTGAAGTACCTTGGTCAATACCGTCATACCCAGCTATATACAAATTAGAAAACTCAGTTTTTTCTCCTGTGTGTAAGTTGTGGTTCTTTTCAGGTTCTTCATAGATCCATACAGGTCCCTCTGGAGATTCTTCAAATATAATTCCTTGAGATAAATCAGATTGTTTATTTCTAAAGAATTTTCCTCTTTTAGGTTTAACAGAAGTTTTAAATTCAGTAATATTTTGAATAGCCTTTGCTATTAAATCTTGGGGAAATGAGTTTGTACCAGATAACCTAAACACTTCTTCTTCTTTAATTGGATATTCTGAACAGTGTTTAAGAAAAGCATCTATGTCTCCTTTTTTAACTTCTCTCTCAGCCATAATCATAGGAAGTGCTCTTTCTACGTCTGGAATACCTGTTTCTTCATAAGTTCCCCCCCATTTTACTTGTGAAGGTAGGAATATAGCTTTACGTTTTTCATACTCTTTGGGGACAAAAATATTAAATTTATCAGGATCATAAAATATCTTCTTAAGTGCAATAGATGTTACAGATCCTCCTGTACCAGTTAAGAAGGTTCTGCATTTCTTATACTCGCCTATACTAAAAGTTCCTTCAGAAGCTGTTAAGCAGTCTTCTAAAGTAGCTACCCCAGGTTGATTCCAAGCTCCAACTTCTTCAAAATGTTGAAAATCTAAACGTCTCCCTCTAGTCACATCTTTCTTTTTATAAATAATTCGTTCTATGTAACCCTTTCCTGTTTTAGTCTTTTTGTTTTCCTCATCTCCTTCATCCGTAATTACCTCCCCAACATGTAATTCTTTATCAGTGTTCTTTAACAAAGAAATAGCTATACTAGGATGCGCTTTATTAATTAAATCTATTGAGGTTCTGAATACGTTAAATGTAGGCTTAACTAAAGTCTCAGTAGAAGAAGATATTACTCCTGTGAAGTTAGGTTTAGTGTAAAATCCTTTATCTCCAATAGACACGACATTGTGGGTGTTGTGTGTTACAACATAGTTTTTTGTTAGAAACAAAGCACTTGGACTGTCTACTTTAATGCAAGTGGCTTTAAATCTACCTACCTTTTCTATCTTTACAATACCGTGAGAATTATTTTTATTGTTTTTTAATACTTTAATTCTGCATAATTTTCTGGACAGATAAAACACAGGTAAAGATGTATTAATATACACCCTAAAATCAACCCCTCTATTTTTTCCCACTAAAGATTTTAAAGAAGATTCAGGGTAGATTTCATCTGACCTATCTGAGATTCCTTTTTTACAAGATATACCTAAACTATTTAAAACTTCAATAATGTCTTCTATAAGTCGGGGAGATCTATTTGTGAATTCAATTGAACCTTTTATATTAATTGATCCATCTGTGTCTAACAGCCCTCTAACTAAATCAAGTCTTTGTTCAACACTTCCTTGTTTATATATTTCTGGTATGAATTTATTTTTACAAGTAACATTAAGACCTAGTTCTATAATTTCTCGATATAGTGGATTAACCCCCCATCGAGAGTTTTTGTATTTACTTGCTTTGAATTTCAAGTTTCCGTTATATTTTATATTCCAATTATTATTAGACATATCCTGTTTTAAGGAGTATTCAGGAAGTAGTTCTCTGAATTTGTCCAATATCTCTTCATCGTTTGTAGCAATTCTTGGGGTAGCTGATGTCATGGTTCCATCTCCTAATAAAGCTCCTAAAATATATGGAGGTATAGGTAAATCTTTTTTAAAGTACTTAACAGGATCACAGTTTTTTATGTAATAATTGGGAATTATTTTACCATTAGAAGTATTTATTAATAAATTGTCTATAATATCTTTTGTGGAAACTACTTGGTAGACTTTGTTTCTTTTGTATACTCCCCACAAGTGATCTAACCCACAATCTACTGTTCTACCATCTTTTAAGTGAATTCTGTATATATCTTTTTCTCCTTGAGGATAAACCTCAGTTATATTACAAAGATTTCCCATTTCGTCAAAAGTTTTATCCCCTACTTTTATATTTCCAATAGGCACTTTCCCGTTTGGTGTTATAACTGGCTCATAGTCAGCAAGTTCTTTTCCCATTCCCCTTCCTGTTACGAGTAAAACCTTAGGTTTCTTAGGATTAAGTTCATGTGCTTCCTCTATTTGTTTATATAACCAATCATCTGTTTGGCAGTATAAAGGAGAACCTACTTCATCAAATATAGTTCCATCCTTCCTAACATAGTTAAGATTGATTCTATAAAAGTTTAAGAACCAAAAGTGATCTCCAGTAATTCTGTTTCCCTTATGTTCATATCCTACTTTACAATAGTGTAGCATTTCATTATACCAATC